AATTTCTCTTCTCTAACTTTTTTAATCTTACCTGTGTTTTCATCAGGAAAATCGTACTGAATTTTTGCTACAAAATATTTTTCTTCCATAATTTTATTTTCTTAAAAAATCGTCTAATTTTTTCATTAAGTCAACTGACTTTTCGGCATACTCATTATTTTGTTTAGATTTTCTTTCCTCCTCTAAATTTTCTTCATACTTACTTCGTTCATCTGGATTTGAAAACAAATAAGCACCAGGAGTTGAGGGTGATGATACCAAATCAAAACATATTAATTCGAAGTCATCTTGTACTTCATTTCTTTCTCCAACTTTTTTTAACGACCCAACACCTCTTGAAGAAATACCTAAAGTTACTCCTTGTCTCATTAAATTAGCCGCTTGATCTCCCTTAGTCGAAACGATACCTCTTTCGTGAAACCCCGGAGATGTCAATAATTTGAGTTTTCCCATGAGTATATTTTTATCCCACCATATATCGGTAATGATGTGAGATACTCTGTCCAAGTCAATTAATGATGATTCAGGGTGATTTAATTCAGATGTTGACAACCCCTTAGAAATAGATTGTTTATATCTATCAGCCTCTCTTTTTAGAATCCTCTCGGGATATGTTCTGCCATTTCTATTTGGAGTATCATATTTTTGAAGTACTGCATAAAATTCAAATGGATTTCTATAATCTAAATTGGATGCTTCTTTTATAATGTCAATATTCTGAGCGTCTTTCGGAGAAACCCAACCAGCATCCATTTCAATTAATATACCGTGACCAAGCTCACTTGCTTCTAAAATTCTTAAATTTTTCATCTAATCTTTTAACATAAATATACGGATTCAGATAGTTTGTTAAATTTCGTCTTTTTTAGAAATTGAAAATTCAAAGTATTTGTTCTGAACCACGTTATTTTTATAGATTGATTTGACAATATTTTTTATGGACTCTTTAATTTCATCACACTTAAAATCCATTTCTCGTAGGGTATATAGGTTGATTTCCAAATTGAAAAATGATTTCTTACCCTTTGATATTCCACTTGTCCGAAGATCTAAATCGACAATATTTTTTTCTTGAAAAATTTTTGAATCGATTGATTCGAAAACTGAATTTTTTATTTCTCTTCCTAAACCTGATACAACTCGATTCCAATTATCCAATTCTTCTTTTGGTGTAACCCATGATTGAATATTTATATAAACCGATTTTAAGTTTTTGGAGTCTACTGTCCCATATTGGGACTTGATGGGGTTGAATAGGTTAAGTTTAACACTTTTTCCTTTTTTCATTAATAATGATATTATGTACGTTTATTAATGAAATAATATACATAATATACATAAATGTCAAAATTTTTTTATATTTGGAGATATTTTAATATATGATAATAATAAAAATTAATCAGGGTAATAACATTGAGAAGGCTCTCAAAACCCTAAAGTCAAAAGTAATCAAAACAAAACAAAATCAGATTTTATTTGAGAAACGTGAATATACAAAAAAATCTGTACTTAGAAGAGCACAGATTCTGAAGGCGAAACATATTCAAAGTCTTAAAGACCAATCAAATTGATTCTTCCAAATTTTTTAATTTTAAGAAATTCAATTGGTCAAATTTTTCAGACTTAACTTTATCAATCGTTTCTGAAATTTTTGTTTTAATATCCTGTGAATCTTCACTATTTTGGAGTGCAGTCAATTTAGATATTGCACTTTCCTTGATTGTCTCAAATTTTGTTTCCAAAGTTTTGGTATCTTCAGAAACTATTTGAAAAAATTCTTTTTTAGAATTTTCGTCCAAATTAAGTATATAATTATTAACTGTTTGGTTAGCAACTGCGACCATGGAACTAATCGGTATATGTATACTTTCTTTGATAGATTCTTTAGTTGATGTAATAACTTTCAGAATATTTTTCTTTGCACTTACTCTTTCAAGTAAATTAACACCTTGACCATAGACTAATGTATCTATTTCAGTATAATTGTTTTCAGTTTTTTCAGAAAGACTAATTGGAAGTTTAATACTTGGTAAAATCTTATTCAATAGAGAAATCCCCTCCTCTATAAAATCCTTCGCATCCTGTTCACTTAATCCTTGAGGTGAACTCAGTTGGTCATATATCGCGTATGCTTTAGACATAGCTTTATTACTCAAAACGTTGTGTTTGAATTCTCGTAAAGTCTTCTTGAATTCAGTTTCATTTTTGTATGATTCCAAGAGATTTTTTTCAATTAGGGATTTTATTGTTCCGAAGGTCATTGTGTTTTTTACAATAAATATTATGAGTTTAATAACTTATCTAAGTGTTTCGAAATTTCTCCCAAATAATCTTGTGCTTGACCCAAATTTATTATTTGTGAACCTTCGATTAAATTATTTTCCACTAAAATGTTCATATCTTTTTTCCTTGATTCTGGAGTTATTTCTGCCTCGGGAGGAGCTTCTTCTCCACCTCCAGCCGGTGGTGTTTCTGTCTCTCCACCAGGAGTCTCGCCACCTCCACCGAATGATGGTGGAGGACCTAATTCCTCACCTCCATCCATTGTGGTTGCCGCACCTGCGGTTGGTGTTGCCCCTGTAGCACTTCCGTAAAGTTTATCTATATTATCAAACAATCCTGTTTTTGTAATAACTGTTGGAGTTGCTTTTAACTCTTCGCCTACAGCTCTTTCAATTCTTTGTTGTTGTAAGTCTAAACGAACTTCATCATCTGACCATCCAAAGATGTGTTTCTTTGCCCATGTAGATGAAGTAGCTTGAATTCCATTTCCTGGATCGGAAACCAAATCTTTATACAATAATACTTTTTCTTTCCAAACATCAATTTTCAATAAATCTGCTTGTGTGGAAGGATTTGTTAATCCAATTGTAAAATTCCCTAATTCATCTTCAAACCCTAATAAAAACAAATGCACAATTGCAATCTTATTAAGTTCTGCAACCATACTCTTTTGAATTCTGTTGATTGTACGGGCAAATCGGATATCTTGTAATGCCAAATTTTTACCATCACCAACAACTTCTTCGAAACCTAAGAATGCTTTTGGAACTCGGAGAGCGGTTAACAATTTCTTTTGAATATATTCAATATCGGCAATTTCAGATAAGTTAGTTGCACCTGGTAATGTGGTAATTGGGTCAGGAGCTGCTGGATCACGAACAGGAATAAAATAATCTTGGTCAACCGCCATTTGGTTGAATCTCATGTCCACGTTACCTGTTTTACTATCAACAATTTGTTCTCTTTTGAATTTGTTTGCAACACGTTGTACATATGCTTCGACATCATCGTCGTTCATGTTACCCACAAAAACTTTGAATATTCTTCTTTCAGGGGCTCTTGAAGTTCTATATATTAACATAGCGTCTTCACAAAGAAGTAATTGTTTCCAAATACGTCTTGCTTTTTCCAACATAGATGTTCCATAAGGAAGTTTCCTGTCATCACCCAATAACCTGAAGTGAGCCATCTCCCAAGATTGGAATTCCATATTTTTATTTTTCCAAGTGAAGTGTAATCCTTTTTTGTCCTTATCGACCTCATTTTTTACATCGACAGAAATTTTACCACTTGCCCCAACTTCATGTCTTTCAATTTCTATAGTTGGTAATTGTTGACATCCTACAATTCCTTTCTCAGGGTCTAATTTCAAATAGACGAAATTGTCTCCATACTTACATGTATTACGTGTCCACATTGGTAAGTTGGTGTTGATATCTAAAGCGTTGTTGAATAAATCTGCGAGTACTCCCTTTATTCTTTTAGATTCTGAATAAATTTGTAATATGAATCCATCCTCATTTGTGGTAGTGGATTCTTCAGCATAAATGTCTAAAGCGGCTGAAATCTCAGGAGTGTATTCCATCGATTCATAATCATATTGGGCGGATAATCTTGTTGGTTCATAATAAATTGCCTGAGAATAAAGATTGTTCTCGACCTTAGCCCATTGATTGGTGAGATAATACGTTTGTTGTGCTTGAAGTTTTTCTTTCTCATATTCCTCTCTACTTTTTGTGCGTAGGAGTTCCTTTTTATCGAACTTGAATGTTGGATAATCTTGATTTAATAGTGAGTTAGGTCCAAATGTTTGTGACAGTCTTTGCCAAACCGTCATATTTTGTTCTGCCATAATCTAAATTTACTCTTTACCTCAGTAATATAAATAGTTATTTAGCACCAAATAACCAACCATATTTTTGGTAATCTGCTTTAGACGCCCCATTATTATTAAGGTTTGAATCTCTACCCATCTGAGGTACCAATGGATTAAAAAAATCTGAAGTATTTTTATTTTCATTCATTACAGTTGCCCACGAATTCAACATGGCTTTTGTGTGATTCACAACTTTAGTTAATGATTGAAATGACTTTTCTGCAACGTATATTGCCATAGAGAGACCCATAATACAGTCATCATGTTGACCCTTTTGGTGATCTGGTCTACCATTGATGTAAACAAAAGTATTCATCTCATTGTAGGTCCTATGAGAATATATTTTGAACCCATGTCGGACCCCCTCTTCAAATGCTGCAATAATTTGTACTCTTTTTGTATTGAAGTTAATACCAGGAATTTTTTCATTTATTTTCGGGTCCCACTTCCATTTGTTAGACGTATCGACACCATCAACATACAATCCAGGTTGATATTGTAATTCTTGCATTTTTCTGGCAGTTGAAACTCCCATACCACCTGTGATATCGATTACAC